TTACTCGTCACCATATACCAGCCGCGCTCTTTCCTCCCATATCGTGTAGTAGCCTTTTGTGCCGAAGTAGCGGCCCTTACTGATAGCACGGTAGCCACTGACGAATATCTTTAGGCTCGCATCATACATCACGCTCACTGCCGTGCGGCCTGCCGGTTTACTGCCGTCAGCTTGACTGATAAAGATGAGCAGCTTATCGGCGTGGCGTTCCTTGAAGGCCTGATAGTCACGAAAGGTCATGCCCGTGTACTGAAAGCTGTCGATGACCACGATGTCAGGGCTCTTGCGCTTGCCGAGGCGGGCGTCGAGCAGTTCCATACCCTCGCGGTCAAGGAGCACAAAGCGACGCGCAACGTCCTGCATGCCCATCTTGACGAAGGCATTCTGCATGGTGAGCGATGCGCCTTCTTCCAGGCTGTCGTAAGCCACACGACCGAAGCGTGAGAGTTCTTTGCAGAGTTGCAGCACGAAGCTCGTCTTACCGTTGCCGCTACCGCCCCACACGAACCAAACGCCGTTCTGCTCCGGCTGACCGAAGGCCTCGGCCCAAGCTCCCTCAAAAGCATAGGTCTCGCGCTTGAGACGCAGCACGTCACTCACACTCAAGGCGCGGCGGAGTACGAGGTGGTCTCTTTTCCATAGTGCCTTTTCAAGCCCTTTTATTTGCTCGCGCAACCCGGCATTCGTCGCCGTGAGTTCGGCTATTACCTGTGCGCTATCCTTCGTTGTCATCGGTGTTGCCATTCTGTCAATATCTAATCGTTGTTCAAACACTACTTAACCGCTGTTCGAACTTCCATCACCTTCACCCGGTGTATGCTCTTCTTTACCCGACGCAGGTCGAACTCATAAGCCTCGGAGTCTTTTATCACTTCCGAAATGCGCCCTTTGTCTGTTACGCCGTTGGCCATGCAGACTGCATATACGTCGTGCGGTGCCGTGCGTTCCAGCTCGTAGAACTTTCGACCGATGCGCGAATGGATTTCGTTGTAGCCGCACTTGTTGTAGCGCAGCCCCATGGCCATACGCCGCTTGATGTAACTCGTAGAGAAAAAGACGATGCCGCATTTATCCTCCAGTCGATTATACAAGTCGATGAAGTAATGAAAGACACGTTCAGGCAGCTTATCGGCTTCGTCGAAGAGCAACAGTGGAGCTTCCATCTGTATGAGGTCATCAATAATTCGGTCGAGAAGTTCTCTGATGCTGTAGCCTTCTGTGCGCTGACCGATGCGGCGTGCAATCTCGCGTACGAAATCGCTCTTCTTCATATCCTCGGAGCAAAGGATATAAAACACCTCGCCATGCTCCGCGGCATAGAGCCGTGCCGTGGTAGTCTTGCCGCAGCCGGCCTCACCGACAACCCATGTCACATTGCGCGATGATTGTGCGTCCTGCATGACGAGCGTCATTTCCTGCCATGCCTTCGTTTCAACCACCTGCCAGTCGCCTCCCGTTCCTGTGCCCAACTGCGAAGCGAGGTTACGCCACATGTCGTCGGAAATATTCTCCCACTTGCCTTGCAACAGCGTACTCAATGTTGCGCTGCTGATACCCGTGAGGCTCTGTGCTGCTTTGTTCTGACTTGGGAACTTGGCTACGTATTGTTTCAAGTTCTCCCGGATTTGACTCTTTTCGTTGTTTGTCAACTTACTCATATCTTTTCTATTTTAGTTGTTATTTTTTTATTTTGTGCAGTGAAACACCGTCCGCTGCCTATGATTTGCCAGCCACATAAGCCATGTCAACCACCGCCGTTTCAACCTTAGCCCAATCCTCAAGGCTCAGCTGCTTGGTCTTCCTGCCTATCTTGTACTCCTCGGGCTCTCGGCTGTAGATACCTGTGCGCCGTTCTATCTGCCGGCGTTCGGCTGCCGTCATACCTTTAGGCTTTGGACTACGTAGGCCGTGCTGCTCCGGCATTACACCGTGAGCCTTTTCTATCTCACGTCCGGCAACGGTGCGCTCAATACGGTCAGTAGTGTTTGCAGCCTGCTGCTGTCTGATGAATGCAGCTTCACCTTCCGTCTGCTCTTGTATCGCACGATGTATCACAACATAAGGTTCTGCTACTCGTTCAAACCTCAGACTGCCGTCTGCCTCTTTTTTATAGAGTCGGACGCTTGCAAAATCATAGGGGTCATATTTCACTACAAAACGCTCGTAAGTGTGCTGTCTGCGCCACTCATGATCAGGAACACCAGGTTCACTCATCACTTCGTATTGTCTCTTCTCTTTCTTGATAGTTACGCTGATACCCTGGTCGGTGAACGTGCTCATACGCTTAGCCGTAACCCAGAACATATCCACCATATCGTGTGCCGTAACCTGCTGTGTTTCCTCGTTCACGCTATTGTCGTAAGCTTCCTGTCGGCTCTTGCCGTATGCAGGGTGCGCCATTTCGTTCCACTCCTTAGTAGCCTTTGCGTAAGCATCCTTCAGTTCCTCAAGCGTATAGAGTGAGTCCTTGTTTTCCTCAATAAATTCAAGGTTCGGACGGCTCGACATCTTCTTTGCGGTGATATTCTGACCCGTGAAGCGCCAATCCTTGTGCAGCACCTGTTGTTGGAACCGGCCGAACACCGCCTCAATGGTCTTTGACTCGCCGTTATAAGGCTGCGTGGTCCTATGCACGTGGCAAAGCTTCTTAAACAGTCCGTCAGCGTCAAGTTTTTTGTGTCCGCCCTGGTTGTCGTGCACAATCTCGTAAGGCTTGTGCCTGCTGGTCTGGATTGCCATTCGGTAAGCATGATATTGCGCTTCGTAGTCCTCCGTGTCGCTGATATGCCAGCCAAGCATCACCTCGCTCATCGCATCAATGACCACATAGACCTGCGTGGTCCGCACCTTGCCTTCCTCGTCCTGATAGTATAGGTTGAGTTTCGTACCGTCACCATACCACAGAGCGTCGCGCTTCGTTGGCAGTGCTGTACGGTGTTTACGTCCGAACTTCTGTCGTGCGGCCTGCTCACCATATACAGCATCATACCATAGTGGTTCAATCGCAGCACTGTTCAGCCATCGTTTCATCCCGCTAAGGCTCTTTAGCGGCTTCCAGCCGTTTGCTTCTGCCTGTCTGTTTGCCTCTTCAAAGAGTTGCGCATCCGTATATACAGGAACCCGGCAACGTTTCAAGGCTATAAGCAGCTGTCCGAATTCGGGTGTAATCTTAATTGTATTCTGATTACCCACCTTACCACTAATCAAGCTACTATACCCGCCAGCCTTGAAAGCCTTGAGCTTTGTCTTTAGGCGTGCTTCATTCTGCGGAAGTGTGTGCTGATATTCTTCACGCATAGCTTCAGAACTCTTATAGATTACCTCCCAGGCTCCGCCCATGCTACCATTCAGGCTCTGACGGATAGCCCTGCGTTGTGCCATCATCTTCAGCAACTCTTTCAGTACGCTCGCATTAATGGTGTACTCTTCAATGAGTTTCTCTGTAAGATGTTCCTGCTTGCCATTCTTCTCGTATGTGAACGCTTCATACCATTCGCGGGCCTCGTCATCAAGTCTGATACGGTCTTTCAGCATAGCCTCCTTCATCTTCTGTTCAGGGTCGCCGTAACGTTCCATATACCGATTCCTGTATTTCTCCGGAATGGAACTCCATGCGTAGAGTGCCTGACTACCCTCGCCACCGCCGCGGTGAACGCTGACGATATTACCGCGAGTGACATTCTTCAACAAAGTGTCACCTTTGATAATAGCTTCGCCGCCTCCCGTTAATTCCGCGTAGGTTACGCACAATATCTTATTGAAATACTCCATCCCGTCAAACTCTTACAAACTCATCGCCATTAATTCAACCTCACGCTGTAGCCCCATGAAAGCAGGAATATTCAAGTTCTGTTCCTTGCGTGTTTCAACACCATCAACAAACACTCTCGTGCTGCCGTCCTTGCGGTCGAACACTAACTTCACACGCTCACCGAAAGTCTGTGTCATTGTCTGTTCGATTTCCTCATGCGTTGTCTCCATGTCAGCCTGCTTCCAGTTAGGCGTACCATTCAGTTGCATCAGTGCCGTGTAGCGTATCTTCCGTGCAAGCTCACTGTCACTTTTGAAATTCAAGGCCTTCCACACCATCATAGTCGAACAACCAAATACCTCGCGTAGATGAGCCTTGTTCTTTTCACTTACATAAATCTTCTTTTCCATATCTCTTGTTTTACTTGTTTCTTTTTGGCGGGCACAGGGAATCGAACCCTACGGGAGCGACCCGGCAGTCCATGCTGCCCGCTTTGTCATCCTACAATCTATTCACCTTTAACTTTCAAGAACTTTCAATAGATCTGCGAACTCTCGCCGCAACACCTGTTTGGCTTTCAACTCAACCAAGTGCGCAATATTTGTCATTGGGTTATTACTGCATTTTAACAGTTCTCCCTCAAGAAGTTCTGTTGTGAAGGTCGCGATCTTTTTTTTCAAATACAGCCGCATTTCTTCCACGTCTCCCGTATTTGTCAACATTAGCTGTGTGTAATAGTTCTTGCGGATATGGAGCGTGTACAAATTGTCAGCATACCACCTGAAGAAGTACTCATAGTCTCTCCGCATCCTCTCATTGTAATTTTCAATATCCGTATTAATGATGTCCAAGCGGTATTTCACACGCGAGGCCATCTGTTCCAGTTTACTTGTACACATGCTCTTTTTCTCTTTCTCCATGAAATAGGCTTAACCGTGTTGCGATAGGGCTGAAAAATTATCATAAGCTGTTTATGAAGTCGTCAAACTCTTGCTTCTGCTCGTCGGCGAGGTCGTAATACCCCTCAATATTGAAATCATCGAACAACCAATCGAAGAAGTTAGGGTCGTTCTCGCTTTCGCGCATAACATACTCCTTGAATGTTGTAGGCTCTTCACCGCCATTGATTTTGTACTTGTTGAAATTCTCCATCAAAATCAATTTCTTGTCGTCTGTGTATTTAATCATATTCTTTGCCCGTCATGCCGATAGCGCAGCGTTAAGTTTATTATATTTTTAATTAAACATTCTTGTTTCTCGCCCCTTTTTTGTATTTTTGGCGCGGTGTTTATATATTAAACACATTGCAAAGATAACACTTATTTTTGACATAACAAATAAATTGGCATTTATTTTTGCCAAACAGCAAAAAAATATGACAGTCGCAATTAAAGATAGACTAAAGCAGCTTGCTCAAACCGAGGGCCTTTCAATGCGAGCTTTTGAAGAAACGTGTGGGCTTGGACGTGGAAACATAAGTAACATGAGCCAAGAAGGTGGAATCGGCTCTGACAAGTTAACAAAAATAATTGACGCATTCCCAAAGGTGGACTTATATTGGCTTCTCACAGGTGAAGGTGATATGCTCAAGTCCGACAAATATGAGCCTATCGTGGAAGTCAAGCCCATACACCACCCACGAAGTGTAGAGAAGAAAGAAGATATGCAGGTGGTCTATCTCTACGACTTTGAGGCGACTGCCGGCCTGAAGACACTCTTCGACAACAAGAGAAACAATATTATTGATACCATCAAAATACCCAAACTTCCCAAATGTGATGGAGCCATACATATTGTTGGAGACTCGATGTATCCTCTACTCAAGTCGGGTGACATCATTCTTTATAAGGAAATCTCACCTTCTATCGAGAATATTATCTATGGTGAGATGTACCTACTTTCCTATGACATCGATGGTGATGACTATGTTGTTGTGAAGTATATCCGTAAGTCCGAAAAGGGTGAGCCATTTATCACGCTCGGCTCAGAAAATCCCGATTACGCCTCACGCGATATAGACTTTCATCGTATCACGGCTATCGCCCTTGTCAAGGCTTCCGTGCGCATCAATTGCATTATATGAACACATATTATTATTTATCTTAATATTATACAGATATGAAAGAGAACAAAAGATGGGAGGAAATGACTCCCCAGGAAAAGAAAAAGGCGAAGTTTAATCTATCTCTATTAGCGATTATCGCTTTGATTGTTGCATCTATAATGGCTGCAGGTATCTTTAATGACTCGACAGAACCGCAAAAAAAAGAAGAATCCGTAGCTGTTGTACACAATGACGAATTAGACGGTTCAGTTCGCCAGATAACACAGTTCTTAAAAAAGAATTTGAATGATCCGGGAAGCTATGAAAGTGTTGAATGGGGGCCAGTAACAGAAAACCCACATACGAAGTGGTTCGTTGTACGCCATAAATACCGCGCCAAGAATGGATATGGTGCAACACAGATTTACAACCAAATATTTACTCTTGACAGCCTTGGCACAGTCTTAAGTACTTCTGATGTTGAATAG